ACCAGTCGGCGAGAAAGACATTTCGCCTGGCTTAAGTACGTTGCCATCAAGTATGAGGGAGTTCTTTTTGACGGCATAATCGCCGTGGCCGGATATCTCAGCGAGGAGTCTTCCGGCTGCTTCGCCTGCGGGACCTGCGAGAGCATGGCCAGCACTTGCAAAGCTCCCTTTCGGGATCCTTGACATTTGCTTGCCAGCCCAGTCACGGGCGTCAGACCAATAGCCACCGCGGCCGCGGATGCGCTGGTCGCGGATTCCACCTTCGGACATGAGGTGTTGTTTCCACCGACGTTCCTTGTCGGTTTTGTTGAGTGACCGGATTTTCGGCCGGTTATAGAACTGTTGCTTGGTTACAGCCATTCTATGTACAGAGGGAATAGTATACGTGACGACGAACTAAGTCAACGTCTCGTGCGGGTTAGGAGGATGTCGATATTTCGCGACTTCAACCCTGCGCCGCCATCGCAGGGTTCCGATTGTTTATTATAACGCCTGATTTCGGGAAACAGGCTTGACGCCGCTAGGCCTGTACGCAGTTAGATGTGACTGCGAATGTTTGCGCCCGTGTAACAATATCCGCCCGGACCTTGTACCGTTCCTCATTTTCTGTTTGAGTTTGTTCGGTAGGGTTTCCAGTATGTACATGTTTGGCGGCACGGTATTGCGCTAGAAGGCCTGCAGCCTCAATTTGGTCCAGGAGCACTTTGTGCTCGTCCTTGCTACGTTGTGGTGGCTCGTGTTCACGGTTTTTCTCCCGCTTGCCCTTGGAGGCTTGGAGCTGGAGCTGTGATTCCCACGGGATGCCATGGTCTTCGTGCCACTTCTTACTACTCTTGAAATGATCTCTGAGAGCAGAAGTCGCAAGTTTTGCCTTTTCCGATTTATTTTGTTGATCGGATTTGGCAGCATTGGGAGATGTAGTTTTGGCCTGTTTTGGGTGTTCGTATGTCACCGTATTGGCCTCATCTGCCACGCCGTTTGAGGCAATTTTAACCGGTCCAACGTCCATCATCTTTTTCTCATCTGGTTCTGGGGCTTCCCAGAGCAGAGGGCATGTACCGGTCCCATTTTCAAGCCAGTCATCGAATTTATCCCAACGGAACCCAGGCATTTGCTCCTCGAAAAGATCTTTGAAGTCAAGTGGGCTCTGTGGAAAAGTCTCGGTGGCTTTGAGAGCGGTGATAGCGAAGTATGGATGTAGACCTTCGAAAGCAAGGATTTTGGCTTTGAGGCACTGCTGTTGTTTCTTGTCAGCCATCTCGAGTGTCTTCTTTGACCAAGGTCCGAAGAAATCACTGTTTTGGTCGGTCGTCTGGAAGCAAATTGCTTTCATGATAACGGCTTCCTCAGCAGTGAACTGTTCGATGTCTAGAAGAGTGGTGTGGAGTTTTACAAGCGCACGGAACGGGTCCGAAATGCTTGAGGTCTCACCACCGATGGGGTCGAGGTAGATTCTGCCGAGCATAGCGATCAATTTTGTCTTCTGAGTTGATTTGACAATGAAGGCCAGATGCTTAGCAGCTTTATCCGCAGCAGCGG